AATTTTCTACTCAAGGACCGCATTACTCAAAATAAGACAGACATTCAGGACGTTAAGTATCAGATGAACTTGACGGCGGATAGGATTGCTTCTGCTAACAGGCATAATGATTCTATTTTGAAAATAAAACAAGCTGATGTTGAGAAGATTAATAATAGGATTGTGGAACTCACAAAAGAGAATGCCCGTCTTATGGATGAAATTCATGAAATCCAAGACACAATCAAGTCTTTAAAAGAGACTATTAGTGATGAAAGAAGTGCTGACAAGAAGTATATGGAACTAGTTCGTCTAGATAAGAACCTTCGGTCTAAAATCAAAGAAATCACGAAGGAACTAAAGTTCTACGAAGACAATAATGAATGCCCTACTTGTAAGCAGGGTATTGATCACAGCCACAAAGAACATACCATTAACACAAGACAGTCTAAGATTTCAGAGATTGAAACTGGTCTTCAACGTATGGAAAATGAGATTATTTCAGTAGAACATCGAAAGACTGAGATTGCCAAGATCCATGATAAAATGAATCAACTGAGTTTTGATATGAGTGGTAAGAATGGTACTTACGCTTCAAACGAACGGAACATCATTTCTTTGAAGGCTGATTTAAACAACACAAAGAAAGAAGCGGAGTCTATTGATACTAGCACTATTGAAGCATTATCAACCGAACTAGAGAGTTACAAAGACAATCACCGTGAACTTACGATTGACCGTGATACGATGGGTGTTGTTGCTAATCTACTAAAAGACGGTGGCATCAAGACACAAATCATTCGTCAATATGTGCCTATCATTAACAAACTTATCAACAAGTATTTGGCGGAGATGGACTTCTTTGTTCAGTTTGAACTAGATGAGCAGTTTAATGAGACGATTCGTTCACGCTTTCGTGACGAGTTCTCATACGAATCTTTCTCTGAAGGCGAGAAGAGCCGGCTGGACTTGGCGATGTTGTTTACTTGGCGAGCAATCTCAAGATTGCGTAACTCCGTCTCCACAAACCTTTTGATTATGGATGAAGTGTTTGATGGCTCTCTTGATGTTGATGGTGTTGATGCGCTGCGCTCCTTGCTTGATGAAGCGGACGGTACAAACTTTTTTGTTATTAGCCATAAAGAACAGTTTAGTGGTAGTTTTGAGAGAACTATTTATTTTGAGAAAGTAAAGAACTTTTCAAGGATTGCTGCTTGACATGCTACTCATTATGAGCTATAATGATTATTCATTTTGGAGATATACATGAAGTTTTACACGAATGTTGAGCGTATAGGTAATAGTATTAGGGCTGTAGGATATGATAATGGAGCACGATTTGATAGTCGTGCTTCTGATTTTATGCCTGTCATGTATGAGACTACTACTAGTAATAACGCTACACATAGAGGATTAAAAGGGGAGCCACTGCGTGCTATAGCTTTTGATGACATCCGGAGCTGTGAAGAAAAAATTAAAGAGTGTCGAGAGATTGCAAATAAACCTGAGTTGCATGGTCATGATAATTATGTAATGCAATATATTCTTCAGGAATATGGTCAGAAGATAGACTTTGATCGTAGTCTCATTAATGTTCAATACCTTGATATTGAGGTTGCATCCGATCAAGGATTTCCTGAGCCACGACAAGCTTTGTATCCTGTTATATCTATTGCAATGGTTGACGGCAGAGATGGTTCAGTTAATGTGTGGGGCTTAGAAGATTATAATCCAAAAGCTACAGAACTAACGGATGTAGATCCATCAAAGATCAATTACATCAAATGTAATAGTGAGATGCACTTACTTACGCAATGGGCTACATTCTGGCGTAAGTGTGATATTGATGTAGTAAGTGGTTGGTATATTCAGATGTTTGATATACCTTATCTTGTCAATCGTATCAATCGTGTCTTTGGTGAAGGTGCTGCTAATAAGTTATCAAGATGGAATAAGGTAAGAGAACGCAACATTAAGATTTTAAATAAAGAGGAACAGACATTTAATATCTTAGGTGTGCAGCAGCTTGATTATATGGATCTATTTCGTAAATTCGGTTATATATTTGGTCCCCAGGAATCATATCGCTTAGATCATATTGCCTATGTTATTCTTGGTGAGAATAAACTTTCGTATGAAGAGTATGGTAACTTACATACACTTTACAAAAGAGATCATCAAAAGTTTATTGATTATAATATTAAAGATTCCTATCTTGTACATAAGCTTGATAAGAACCTTGACTTTATATCCCTAGCATGTATGATTGCATACACTGCAGGTACAAATTATATTGACTCATTTGGTACAGTTGGTGTTTGGAATAGTATGATATATCGTGCTCTTGCTGATATGGATATTGTTCCTCCACCATTTCACCAGAAGGATGCTACAGCATATGAAGGAGGGTATGTTAAGGATCCACAAGTAGGAGCTCACAAATGGGTATGTTCTTTTGATCTTAACTCTCTGTATCCGAATATTATTATTCAATATAATATGTCGCCTGAGACAATTACGGATAAGATTTCGGATGTCAATGTTGATATTCTATTAAAAGATCCTGCTAATCGAGGCACTTCAGATACATCAATGGCTGCGCATGGTGTTCATTTTAGCAATGAACATGTTGGTATTCTACCTAGACTTATTGATCAATTATATAAGCAAAGGGTAGATGTTAAAGCAAGGATGATTGAACTCTCAAAGCAAAATGAAAAGAATCCTAGCTCACAATTAAAGGGTGAGATATCAAGGCTGGGTAATCAACAAATGACTATCAAGATTCTCTTGAATAGTTTGTATGGAGCTACCGCTAATCCATGGTTTAGATATTTTGATAGTCGAATCGCAGATTCAATCACGTCAACAGGTAGATTGACGATTAGAACCGCCGAGAAGGCTATCAACAAATATTTAAATGATACCCTCAAGACAGATAAAGATTATGTCATTGCTATTGATACAGACTCAATATATATTAACCTAGAGGATCTTGTTACAAAGGTATTCGGGGAAGATCAAAGTAATATTGATAAGATTATCAAATTCTTAGATAATGTATGTACACAAAAGCTTGAACCTCTCCTGGAACAAACTTATAATACCTTGAGTAGGGGTATGGGTTGTGTTGAGAATCGTATGGTTATGGCTCGCGAGGCTATTGCTGACAAAGGTATATGGACAGCTAAGAAACGTTACATACTAAATGTATATAACAATGAAGGCGTTCAATATGCTGAACCTAAATTAAAGGTTATGGGCATTGAAGCTGTTAAATCATCAACACCTGAGGTCGTTAGAAATAAACTCAAGGAAGCCTTTAAGATTGTTGTGCAAGGTGAAGAGAAGGATCTTCATGATTTCATAGCTGAATTTAAGGATGAATTTTACAAACTTCCTCCTGAGAGTGTTGCATTTCCAAGATCGGTTAGTTCAGTAAAGACTCTATCAAATGCTGAGATTCGTAATGGACCAATCCTTGAGAAAGGTACGCCAATACATGTGAGAGGGGCTATACTATATAATTACATGGTGAAAAAGAATGAAATAGATAAGCAGTATCCTATTATCAACAACGGCGAGAAGATTAAGTTTACGTATATGACGTTGCCTAATCCACTAAGACAGAATGTCTTTGCCTTTCAAGATTATTTGCCAAGAGAGCTTGACTTAGCTCAATATGTAGACTATAATACACAATTCAATAAGTCGTTCATCGAGCCGTTATCAGTTATCTTGGGGTCAATTGGATGGACGGCTGAACCAGTATCAACATTGGAATCATTTTTTGGATAGGAGCAATATATGGAACCAGTAACATATAAGTATGTGAGCACTAAGGAATATCATGACGAATTTCCTTGTGCTTATCGTCAATGGCGTGCAGATAGTCATTGTAACCTTATTCATGGGTATTCTTTCTCTATGAAGTTTTACTTTGGAACAAATGAGCTTGATGCCCGTAATTGGGTAGCTGATTATGGTGGCTTGAAAGAGTTAAAGCAAGTTCTCAAGGATCAATTTGATCATACACTTCTCGTAGCAGCAGATGATCCTGAGCTTGATACATTCCATCTATTACAAGAAAAGAATATGGCTAAGCTAACAATCCTTCCTCGTCTTGGATGTGAAGGGCTAGCTGATATGTTGTATAAGTTTGTTAATGGCGTGTATATTCCTGACTATTGGGGTCCCACAGAAGCAGAACGCCTGTGGTGTTTCCGTGTAGAAGTTCGCGAGACTCAGTCTAATATGGCTTTCCGTGAAGGTCATCGTGAATGGAATGAGGAGTTATTTGATTGAGTGAACCGCGTGACGTGAGTAAGAAACACTTTTATATTAGTATGGTAAAAAGTGTTGTTCGAATTACCGCTGGCGGTGTATTATGTTTTACGGGTAATGATTTCTTAATTATTACAGGTGTTCTGATAATAGCAGCAGAAATCCTTGGAATTGTAGAGGAGATATGATGACCGAAACGAAATATTATTATAGTGAAATCTTTTATTCTGTGCAGGGCGAAGGACATTATACGGGTGTTCCGTCTGCTTGGCTGAGGTTCTTTCTTTGTAATCTTCAATGTAATGGATTTGGTCAAAAAGACCCCACCGATCCATCAACATATGAACTACCGTTTGAGGACTTTGATGTATCGTCCGTTAGTCGCGTAGAGGATCTTCCTGTATGGTCTAAAGGATGTGATTCTTCATATACATGGGCAAAGAAGTTTAAACCTCTAATGGGTCATGCTACGGGCAAGGAATTGGCAGGTAAGATACAAGATATCTTACGTAATGATTCTAATCCTGAAGGTTGGTTTAGGCATCCTGTATCCCAGCAACACCAGCATCTATGCATTACCGGCGGTGAGCCTTTAATGAAACATGCACAGAAAGCTTTTGTTGAGATATATGAAGAGTTAAAGAATCAGAATGGTGGGCCTAATTCCGAGTCAAATATCCCCGCATCTGTAACATTTGAGACAAATGGTACGCAATCACTTACAGATCCTTTCTATGATTATATGAGTAATCGTAGGTTAATGCAGTCTGAGATATTCTTTTCAGTAAGTCCTAAGTTATGGTCGGTTGCCGGTGAGAAGAAATCTAAAGCAATTAAACCGGATACTATTAAGCAATATCATAGTATATCTTCTCATGGTCAATTGAAGTTTGTTCTTGGTGATGAAGACCGTCAATGGGAAGAGATGGAAGATACATTAAGTGATATACGTAAGGCAGGTGTAACCTATCCTGTATGGATAATGCCAGTATCAGCTACAGCAGAGGATCAACTAGCTTCTGCTGGTAAGGTTGCTGAGAGAGCTTTTCGTCGTGGATATAATGTAGCTGCTAGGGTTCATTGTTATCTATTTGGTAATCAAATTGGCACTTGATATTAAAAGATATTTAAGTTGGTCTAATATTGAGGACGGCTTACAATCAATCCAATATAAACTCGGTGATTACAAACCTGATATTATTGCTGGGGTAGCACGTGGTGGTGCTGTTCCAGCTGTAATTCTATCTCACATTCTTGGAGTTCCCTGTGAAATATTTACATGGCAAACAAGAGATGGCGGAGTTAAAGAATACAGATATGATATCATTGATAGTATAGTTGAAGGAAATAATCGAAATGTTTTATTATTAGATGATATCAACGATACAGGTTTAACATTCAATCAAATTATTGAAAATTGGAAATATTATAATCCTCAACTGATAGATAATCATGTACGAACTGCGTGCTTAATTGAACGTGTTGAATCAAAATTTACTGTTGATTTTCCGGGTGTAAGAGAATATAATAGTGATTGGATTGTATTTCCATGGGAAAGGAATTAATATGACAAAGCTAAGTGATGAGATTAGATCTCATATGATTGCTGATAATAAGAGATTTTGGGCCGGTGATAATATCAGTGAGTATGTAAATGAAGAGCAAAAGCAGATACTAATCAGTGAGGCCACAGAAGCTTTTGAGAGTGTATTAGACACTCTTTTGATTGATAGACATAATGATCCTAATTCAAAGGGTACGGCTAAACGCTTAGCTAAGATGTATTTCAATGAGATTATGTCTGGTCGATATGAATCAATTCCGGAAGCCACGTCGTTTCCTAATATAGGAAAGAGATCATATCACGGTATGCTGGTAGTTAGATCAGAACTCAAGTCAATGTGCTCTCATCATCATCAACCGGTTGCTGGTGTTGCATACATAGGTATTATTCCTGGCGAGAAGGTAATTGGTTTATCAAAGTATACACGTATAGCACAATGGTGTTCTCGTCGTGGTACATTACAAGAAGAGCTTTGTAATGATATTGCGGATGAAATTATGAAAGCTACAGAATCAGAAGACGTCGCAGTATATATTCAGGCAGAGCATGGCTGCTGTGTTAATCGTGGTATTATGGCCCATTCTTCTCTTACACAGACTACTGTCTTACATGGTAAGTTTTGGAAGGATGAGGTTAAGCAAGAGTTCTTTGATAACATTAAATTGCAATTTTCCACAAAATAATTTCAAAAAAAATGCATTTTCCCGTTGACATCTGGTCTCCGATATGCTATATTAATATATAGAAAAGGAGATCAGATATGTCATCTAAAGATCTTACAGAAGAAGTAAAGAACGTCTGGAGTGCTCGTTCTCTTGCTGATAAAAAAGTAGCTATGGAAAATTTGATATCTGTAGCACATGCTAGAAAGGAAACTAAAGCATTGGCTCTTGTTCGTCTAGCTGCACTCAAATCAACAAATCAAGTAGATAAGTTTGCAGTAAACTTTATGATGTCTGGTGAAGGAATGAAAGTTTGAATACTCGACCTTATAAAGTTTATCTTGCAAAGCTCAAGAGAACTAATGGTAAGCCGTCTACGGTTTATAAAGTAGGTATCACATCATCATCAGATGCTATGAAAAGACTTACTTATAATGGTCCAGACGAGCCTAATCCTATCATAGAGACGTTTCCTGATATTAAGGTAATGAAGTCTGTATGGTGTAAATCAGAGAGTCATGCTCTCAAGCTAGAAGAGTTTATTATAAATACTATTGCCAATGGTGATAGATTTCATGATTGGTATGAGCCAGCAAAAGTTTCTGGTATAACAGAAATGCGTTGTTGGAATTACGATGAAATACAACGTATCTTTAGAATAATGGAGAAATACGAACATGCTACACTTCAATGAGTTTCTTAGAGAAGCATCCAAAGAAGTTAAAGGTATGAATATTAAAAAAGTTGTTGATAATCCAGAATGGCAGGCTATTCGTAAAAGTCTGATAGGTAATTGGATTAATAATCATAAAGAAAATGTAAAGACTTTGCGTACTTATTTTGAAAAGAATAAGGATGATCCTAAAGCAGTTCGTCGCGTATTAAATGTTCTCACGGCTTCTGTTCATAGAACAGGTAAGACAAAGAATCAACCTGAAACAGATAAGCTACGTAAAGATGTAAGAATTCATTGGCGTAATATGTTAGGCGAGCCTTATGATAAGGAAGATCCGAAGTATAAGACAGGAGTTATCTAATGTTAACATTCTCTAACTTTTTAGGTGAGAATGCATCACGTGCAAATAAGTTTAATATTGCTTGGCAAATTGTAAGAACTAATGCGCGTGGTGTTAAAGATGTTGATAAAAAGATATCTTATGTAATGTCATTTTTAAATAAGAATAAAAACATTCACAATTATGGCAGAGTTCATAATTGGTTAAAGATGACAGGTGTCTCATATAAAGGGGATCAGAGAAAGAAATTTGAGGACGCTGTGTCTAAATTAGAGTCAAATAAAAATAAATTTAACTCGACTGAAGACTCGGCTAATGATCTATCTAAAATATCTACTGATGATCTACAGAAGGTGTATAAAGATCTTTCAAAAAGAAAATACGGCTTTCAATATAAATCAGTGCCTAAAGCACATACTGAATTTCTTGATAATTTAAAACAAGAATTGGATAAGAGATAATGGTATATGTCCCGTTAAAGAACGGTGCAGGACAGGTAGTAAAAGATATCAAACTTAAATCTCCTGATGGTAAAGTATATACAGTTGTAAGCACAAGCCGTAAAGGTATTAATAGGTATGCCATTAGCTTGAAGTCATCTGATGGCGGCACGCGAACCGTTATGAATCATGATATCCGAACTAAAAAAGATCCTAAGCATGAGCCATGGTCTGTTGTTGGCGGCTTCCACTCGCCCGAGAAACTAGCTAAGATGTTTGATAGGCCTCTAGATCCGGATGCTAATAAACCTCGTCCAGAACGTAAAAGTTTTTGGAAAATGAAATCAAAACCCGGGACTCATAACTATAAACAGAAAGAGAGACTCATGAAACGGGAACCAGAAAAGTATAAAACCTTTCGTGAATTTTGGGAAGAATGTTATATTAATGAAGGCCCTAAGGATGCCGCGGGTAAGGATATCTTTGTAAAAAAGATTGCTAAGTCTGCAGGAGTATCCTATGATAAAGCTGGAGCAATTGCTGCAGCCGCAGGTCGTAAAAGATTAGGTAAAGCTAAGTTTCAAAAACAGGTGAGAGCGGGACAAAAGGCTGCAGCCAAGGCCCGTGCACAAGGAAAGAAGTATACTGGTAAGCATTAACAATTATGGAGTGAAATATATATTATGACCAGGTTGAATATTATTGAACCTGAACATTTGACTAGAGTTCACCTTGTAGCTGAATATAAAGAAATTACACAATTCCTACATTTAATACAAAGACGCATCCATAATAATGTTCCTATGGATGACATCCCAGAGCAATACACATTAAATGGTGGCCATTGTAAATTCTTTTATAACAAGGGAAAGTATGTTCAGGAAAGGTTTACAGATCTTTATTATGAAATGTTAAATCGTGAAATCCGAGTAGATAAAGCAAAATATTTACAAAGGTTAGAACGTATTATATTATCATATACAGATGAATTACGGGGTGATTATTCACCCTCATTATATGATTATAGTATAGCTATTGATCGCATCACGGAGCGTATCAATCAAAAACCTCATCTATATAATGATAAGGAAATATTCTTTAATAATGTTTCGAGGTATATATGAAATTAATATCACATGAGATTCCTTTGAATTTAATTGATGATCACCAAGATAAGATTAGTGACTACATGTATGTACTTCTTCATAAGATGATCGAAGACGAAGTATATGCAGCTAAAGCTTATGAATATCGTAAGGCAGGCGGAACTGTATATCTTGATAACTCATGCTTTGAACTTGGCGAATCATTAGATAATGAAGTATTATTTGAATACTATGAAAGATTAAATCCGGACATTATAATCTTACCGGATGTCCTAGGCAATATGAATGAGACTATAAGACGGTCAAAAGAATTCTGGGACGCATACCCATCATGTCATCAACATAGCATGCTTGTCATACAAGGATCAAGCCCACAGGAAATGATTGAATGCTATCGTGTATTTGATGGGTTTAATCCTGCTATGATTGGTATTCCCTTTGTGTATAATTGGATTGATAAAACCCCCTATAAACAATCGGCAGAGCGTAAAGCTCTTTTACATTATATGAATCTTGAATGTATCAATAGAGATCGTAAGCATCATCTTCTCGGCACATGGTTGGCGGAAGAGTTTAGTAACTATAAGCAGTATGATTGGGTACATTCAATTGACACATCAAATCCTATTATGGCAGCTATTGATGGAATATCCTATGGTCCTCTTGGTATAGATGATAAACCTAAATCAAACTTTGATTCTGTATATCATTTAAAAGAAGGTGACATTGATATGAATTTACTTTATCATAACGTTAATATGTTTAAGGAGATTGTGAATGGTTAGATCGGTGGATAATATTAATCCTGATCATTATAAGAGTCATGCCGGTGGATATCAAGTCATTGATATCATTGAATTCTTTCAATTGAATTTTTCTCGTGGCAATGCGGTTAAGTATCTTCTTCGTGCTGGGCGTAAAGCAGAAGAAGGCTATCGTGGTTCGGAAAAAGAGATTGAAGACTTGAATAAGGCTAAATGGTATATTGAACGTGAAATAGAAAGGATTAATAAAAATGAACCTAAGTGAAGCATTAGATAGATTACCGAATACTGATAAGAACGTATTAGCGGTTCTTTCGGGGGGATTAGATTCCTCTATTATGACTATGATTCTATGTGAGAAGTATGGGCCTGAGCGAGTGTTTGCCTTGTCATATGATTATGGTCAGAAGCAACGTATTGAATTAGATAAGGCTGCAGAGCTAACTAAGAAGTTAGGAGCGGGTCATAAGATATTAGACCTAGGAATACTAGGTGAAATAGCAAAACCAATTTCTGCTAATATAGGCGGAACAGATGTTGCTATGCCTACTATTAAAGATGTATTAGGTGACCCGCAGCCAAAGACCTATGTTCCGTTTCGTAATCTTATTCTATTGTCTTTGACAATGGCACAGGCAGAAGCATCGGATGCTTCCCATGTCTTTACGGGATTACAGGTGCATGATGAGTATGGTTATTGGGATACGAGCCAACGGTTTGTGGATTCTATTAATGCAGTAGCAGTACAGAATCGTACACATAAAGTAGAAATTATTGCACCTTTCTCGTTGCTTTCAAAGGAACAAGAGATTAATATATGTAAAGAATTGGGTCTTACGGATCTTCTTATACATACATTAACCTGCTATGATCCTGATAGTGAAGGACGTAGTTGTGGTAAGTGTCCTTCTTGTGCAGAGCGTATTGCTAACTTTGCAAAGGCTAAGATTCCAGATCCAATTGCATATCAAATTGATATTGATTGGAACAAACTATGTGCTCAATAATCGGATCGTTTAGTAAAGATAGAGTGAAGGAGCTGGCTGAGCTAAATGCTTATAGAGGTCAGCACTCTCACTCTATTACTGTATTCAATACAAAGACGTATGAAGTAAGGTATCAGTCAAAGGACTTTGGTCCTCTTGATTTGGATAAACATATCTTTGATGAAAATGAATCATATATCATTGCACACCAACAAGCACCTACTACAATGAATATTAATAATGATTCTATTCATCCGGCAGTAATAGGCAGCAATATGTTATGGCACAATGGTATTGTAAAGGATAATAATATTAAGAAGCTTCAGGTAGACCTTGGATCGTCTAATACATGGGATACAATGCTTATCCTAGAGAAGCTTCTCCAGACTAGTACACCAGATGATATTGACGGCACTTTTAGTTGTATGTGGTATACGGGTGAATCATTATTTGCTTTTCGTAATGAGATTAGTCCATTGTTTCTTGATAATGACTTGACATTTTCATCAACACGATTTAAAAATAGTGATAGCATTAATCCTAATATCATGCACAAGATTGATCTATATAATAGATCTATTGAAGAAAGTCAATCATTTGTGACAGTTGAAAACCCTTATTATTTTGGAGATGAATGAATGGCAACTAATTTTGAACGTATTAAAGACTGGTCTGACGAAAGACTTATTACTCAGCAAGAACCCGATCGCAATGGGTTCGTATCTATGATTGTAGAAGAGTTGGGGGAATTCATTGCCTCCCCTGATATTGAAGGTAGAATTGATGCTATGGCAGATATTATTGTATTCGCTTATGGTGAGATAGCTAAGTATGGATATCATGGTGATAAGGTAATGGATGAAGTAATCCGAGAAATATCATCAAGAGTTGGGGCATATAATCCAGATACTAAGAAATGGCAGAAAGATACCTCCCCAGAAGCTCAAGCAAAATGGTATCGAGCAGACTTCACAGAATGTAAGATGTGATAATGGAAAATTGAATAGAGCTTAAAATAGATGTTGAAGAGTTACAAAAGTCGAGGAGAGTAACACATGTCAATACAGTATAAATACAACGAAGAAAAACTATTAGAAGAAATTTACGAGTATATCAATTCCACCTATAAGCAACATTATTCAAAGAATAAGTATCAAGCAACAGATTTTATTCTTGACTCTGGCCATGGTGCTGGATTTTGTATCGGCAGCATTATGAAATATGTTCAGCGTTATGGTGAAAAGGGTACACCGGATGATTGGCGTAAAGACCTGATGAAAGTTATTCATTATGGTATCATCGCTATCTATAATCATGATAATCAATATCCCCAACTAGAGACTGCTGAACCTCTAGTGTTGAACGAAGTAAATGATGAAGGGACTACCGATGGAACTCAAAATATCAGTTGAAGAACTAAAGAAGGCTAAAATCTTCGTTGCTACACCAATGTATGGTGGCCAGTGTGCTGGTATGTATTGTAAATCGACTAATGATTTAGGGATGATGGCAACGAAGTATGGAGTTACTACAAAGTTTTACTATCTCTTCAATGAATCGCTTATCACTCGTGCTCGTAATTATTGCGTTGATGAATTTCTTCGTAGTGATTGTACACATATGATGTTCATTGATAGTGATATTGGATTTCATCCAAACGATGTGTTTGCTCTTGTTGCTCTTCAAATGCAAGATCCCAACAATATTGACATTATCACTGGACCGTATCCAAAGAAGTCTATTTCTTGGGAAAAGGTCGCGAAGGCAGTGAAACGAGGTTATGCTGATGAAAATCCTTTCCAACTAGAACAATTTGTTGGAGACTATGTATTCAATCCAGCACATGGTCAAACTAGTTTTCGTGTTGATTCTCCCGTAGAAGTATTAGAAGCCGGTACTGGTTTCATGTGTATTCCTCGTAAAACTTTTGAAAAGTATGAAGAGGCATATCCAGAATATCATTACTTACCAGACCATATTCGTACAGACGCTTTTGATGGCTCTCGCGAGATTATGGCATATTTTGATTGTATCA